AATGTGGTGGGAGAATGAAGGTTATATTAAATTTAGACTTAATGGATATTAATAATATTTGATGGTAATTCGCAAATACGTTCCCAACGAATACACTCCTGAGAATAAAGATAAAATATCTCGTATCGTTCAAATTGAATGGGAAATAACTAATGCTATACGAGAGGGTCATAAATCGTTTTATGGTGATAAATTTAAAGAAAAACGAGAGGAAGCAATTCGATTGCGGCGCGAAATAGGAGTATATATTTATTAGTAGGGATAATTTTAGGTTATTTGATGTATCAAATTAAAACACTAATATTATGATTAAATTAATTAATGCTTTATTAGTTGCTGTGTTGTTTACCTCATGTGTGACAACCGCTGTAATGGAGGATGATTTATACTCCACTAAACACAAATCTGATTCAACTGCTAAAACTAAAAAGGTGAGGCGTTGGTATGTTGGTAGTGATCCTTATTACTATTATTCTCCATATCCTCCATATTATGGATATTATGGTTATGGATATTATGGGGGGTATGGATATCCGTATCCTTATTATGGGCCAACAGTAATCATTGTGCCTAAGCAAGGACCTGTAACTCCTTCTCCAAGACCTACACCTCCTAGACCTATGGGTCCTTCGTATTCTCCTCCAAATAGACGAGGCAGAAATTAATTGCATATATTTATTAGTATGAAACTTACTAAACGTCAACGCAAATATAAAAATCGTAAGCGTATGCAAAAAGCAAATCGCCGAGTAAACATGCGTAAGGGTTTGCATCAAAAACATACTTAGCATGATTAAATTACTTAATATACTAAATGAATGGGCTGTTAGGGTTCCTCCTAAATTTAAAAAAGGAGATTATTTTACTTTTGATTCTGATGAGGACTCTGAGGTGTCTAATGAAATGCAAATAATAGGTAATCCTGTTGTAGGATATGATGAGGCTAGTAAAAGAGTAAACATACATGATGATACAGCTGTTCTTACAGTATATGTTGATGATGTATATGATGATGATGATGATACCCAAAAGGAAAAATTAGAGCGTAATGGTTATTTCTATCCTATTAGATTTTTAAAAGGTATAGATAAAATTGGAAGAAAAATGTGGATTAAAGGAGATTATGTTAGTGAAGCCTATATTTTACGGGATTATTTTCCTCATTTAGAATCATAGTAAAAAAGCAATGATTAAATTACTCAATTTATTAAACGAATGGAAAATCCATCAGAGAATACATAACCTGGATCTTTCAGGAGTAAAATTTGAAGATATTCAAGTAGGAGATATACTCATGTTTACTGTTGGTGGACCTGTTATAGAAACAGTAAGACAAAAAGTAATATTACTTAATAATTCATATGGCGGAATAGGACTAACATCCCAAGATTTAAATTCAAAAGGGGAACTAGTTCCTAATGCTAAAGATTATTGGGTTGAAGATGCTATTGAAAATTATTGGAAAGAAACACCAGCTTCTCTTTCAGAAGTAACCATTACCCGTAAACAAATTATAGGATCTGGTATTCAGCATGATGTATATCCTTTTGAAAAAGATCCTACTAAGGTAATTAAAGTATCAGCATATGGGAAAGGAATTAATAAGGATTATGTAGAACTGTTTAAAAAATATCCTACGGTAACTGCTAAATTTTTTAAGGCACCTGAGGATAACAGTTACATGGTTGTAGAAAGATTAGATACTGAAAAATTTATAGAAGAAAATAGAAAATTTCAAAATTTCTTATCCAAACCAGGAATGGCTTATGATTCTCTTTTGTTTGTTAAAGATTTGTATTTTGATCCTGAAAAACATGATGATTTTAAAAAATTAATGAAGATAGCTGATGAGAGAAATAAAGAAGTAAAGGATATATTGGACAGATGGATTGATTTTCTTGATAGATTAAAAAAGACCGGTCTTAAAAATTTAGACATGCATAATGGTAACTTAGGCTATGACAAAGAAGGCAAATTAAAATTATTAGATTTATGAAAAATTTAAGAGAAGCTATACGCAAAATAGTGCGTCAAGAACTACAAGAATGGAAAGTACAGACTGCTATTCCTAAATTTACTAGTAATGAATACATGGCTGCTTTTCTTAATGGAAATCCTGAAATAAAAACAGATTTTTTAGAAGAATATAATCGTTATATTCATCCTATCCCTGGACAAATGTTTTCAAATGAAATAGTAGTCTGGAAAGATTGTGTACATGGAGGTAAACCAATGGAATGGGATAGATATGAAGGGTTTATACCTTCTGAGGATTTAGAAGATGCTTGTGTTATACCTCTTGACACAAACCCCAGAAGACAATCAGAAACAAATTTAATGTTTAGCTTATATTACTTTAATTTTCCTTTAATGTCGTATGCTGAAGAAAATGAGGGTGAGATATATGAACCAAATTATTACACTGAAGAAATAGAACTTGGTCCTAATATTATTTACATATCTTTGTGGAATAATTTTACGGGGTGGTATGCGGATAAAGGAAAATAGTATTATAAAATAGGTATATATTCAAAAAGATAAAATAAAATTTGGAGATTTATGAAAAATTTAAGAGAAGCTATACGCAAAATAGTGCGTCAAGAACTACAAGAATGGAAAATTAAAACAGGAGGTTGGCCCACGGAAGCTCAACCACTTGTAGATGCAATTAGGCAAGCTTTACAATCAGGAATAGCTCTAGATATAGAAGTTCTTGAAATTGAAGAATCTAAATATGATGTGTACTCTGCTAATATACTAATCTACAACCCAGACTATCCTAGTGAAGCTCATATTGTATTAGATACGATTGTAGAAATTATAAACTATCCTGAAGATCCAGATTATAGTGTAGGTTATGGAGGATCAAATGGTAGTATTAGAATAAAACCAAATAATATTATAATAGAATGGGATGAAGAACAATTACCTTATGTAGGTAAAGATACTACGGACATGGTTAATCTTGTTAATAAAAATTATCCTTATGTTTATGATGAAATATTGTCTAGAATTTTTACTAGAGATGAAGATTAGATTTGGAAATTTAAAAGAAGGTTATTATATTTGCCCTACGGTCGTAGGGAAATAAAAGAAATGGGTAATAAGGAAATGGGAAGATAACGCGGGGGTGAGGATCGTCATATATTTATATATATAAACAATTATATTATGAGATACAAAAACAATGTTTTAGATAAGTTGGTTCAAACAGATGCCATTATCAACAAAATTCAAGTACAGGTAAATAGAAATATTTCATCTGAAGAAATTTCTGAATCAATTATTCAATTAAAAGAACAACTCGATACTGTTCGTGAAATGGTTTCTATTGAATCTGATGATTTTGAACAACAATTCGCTGGTCGTTAATTATGGAAGTATTTTTATGGGTTTTGGGAATTCATTTGGCTGAGCTATTAGCTGTTGGTATATTTTTGCTTGTTAGAAAAAATAATATTTTAGAACGAGCGGTTATTGATCAACAACAATATATTGATTCTATGAGTATTATTATTTCTAATTCTGAAGAGAAACTAAAAGAATTTGACATAAATGGTGCTCTTCAATCTGATGATGAGGTTGGGGTGTTCTTTAAAAATTTAAAAGAAATCCAATCCATTATTAGCGAATTTAATTCATATAGAAAAAAATAATATGGCTAAAAAAGCTGCTAAAAAAGTTAAAAAGGTTCAAACAAAAAGAAAAAGCTATCCTAGGGAAGAAAGAAAAAAAGAAAAGGGATATGTAGATAAAGGGTTAACCAAAAAAGGAACCATTAGAAAACGTAAACCTAAAGAACCAAGAGTATATTTTACCCAAAAAACAGAGAATGCTATTATAAAGTATTTAGCAACAGAAGATACTCTTGAGCGTAATGACATATATAATAAACATATTCAATACGGTTTTTATAAGTTAGCTGAAAATATAATCCATACCTTTAAATTCTATTACACAGATAGTGATACAATAGAAGAATTAAAACATGAAGTAGTTACGTTTCTTTTAGAGAAGCTTCACCTTTACAATCCAACAAAAGGTAAAGCTTTCTCTTATTTTGGTACCATTGCTAAGCGCTATTTAATAGTATATAATGAAAACAACTACAAAAAACTCCAGGATACTATAGATATTGGAGATATAGATGAAAGTGAACACGATACTGAAGTAATAGATGATGACAATAACTCTTATGCTTTTGATTCATTTATGAATCAGTATGTTAAATATATAGATACCAATTTGACATATCTTTTTCCTAAACCAAATGATGCTAAAACAGCAGATGCTATTATTGAATTATTTCGTAAACGTGAAACCCTGGAAGTATTTAATAAAAAGGCACTGTATATATACATTAGGGAAATGATAGACATATCAACTCCTCAGATAACAAAGATTATCAAAAAATTAGATACTTTAAGAATTCGTTTACATAACGAATATTACAAAAACGGACATATAAAGATATAGATAATCATATTTATTGATAAATAATAATTATGAGTAATTTTAGTGATGTAGTTTTATTTGATAATAAGTCTTTATCTGATATATTTAAACAAATACATAAAAATAATAAAGACACCGATAAACAAATCAGTGATCTTATTGACACTATTAAACCTATTGCCAGCCAGAATGCAGGTAATGCGGTAATGTTAATGCCTACTGTTAAGGATTTAATAGATGTTAATGTAAAAAATAATGAACAGTTAATTAAAATGGCAGCTATTGCTCAGAGAGCAGCTACATCTACCAGCAATTCACAGGGAGAATTAATTAACTATGATGAAATCCAAGATTTATTAAAGCAACAAGAAGAAATAAAGAAACAAAGTCAAAAACTTCTTGAACAACCTTTAAAAATTGAGAATAAATGAGAATTAAAGAAAATTTAAGTGGATTTCTACCTAATAGTAGCATAACACCATTTATAACTCCTACTAAAAGTCAAATAGGAAGAGTATATGGTGTTATAACCACTGAAAATACTCCTACTAAAGCCCAATTTGAAAAATATGGGGGCTTTAATGCTATAGGAACTATTCTTTATTTAGATTATAATAATTCTATAAGTATAACTGGTTCTAATACTGATGATTTTTTTAATCAATGTATTCCTGCTTTACCTATATCTACCGATTTACCTTTCCCTTTGCCAGATGAATTAGTAATTATTCAAGATGCCCCTGCTGCTAATACTCAAGAGTCAGCCACCGCTATCCAGAAATATTATACTAGTACAATAAACATATGGAATAATACTGAACATAATGCTCAGCCTGCTGGAGATAAGTATAATTTTAATGACTTTGTAGCATCAGAAGATGGAAGACCATTATTACATTTTGAAGGAGATAAAATAATACAAGGTAGAAAAGGTAATTCTATACGCTTAGGTAATACAGTAAAAAATAAAAGTAATATAAATGAGTGGAGTTTAGGGCCTGGAGAAGATGGTGATCCTATAACAATACTAACTAGTGGTCATAATAATGAATCTGGTAGCTTATATCATGTTGAACAGATAAATAAAGAATATTCTTCTATTTATCTTACCTCCACTCAGAAAATACCATTGATTACTGATAGATCTGATGTTATAAACCCTATAACTAATCCTACAAAAGTATCTGAGTATTATAGATCTCAGGTAATGATCAATGCAGATCGAGTGGTTATTAATTCTAAATATGATGATGTATTAATATTTGCTTCTACTAACATAGAGTTAGGTACCAAGTATGCTATAACATTAAATGCTAATAATTGGGTACATTTAAATTCTCCTAAAATTCTTCTAGGAACTGTAAAAAATACAGAATTCCCAGATGAACCCTTAATATTAGGAGGTCAAATGGTTGACTTCTTATCCGAACTACTAGTCAAACTCTCTGCATTTTGTTCAGCTTTATCTTCCGCTAAGTCAGCCGCTGAAGGAGCTGATTTAATTCAGATTCAAACAGCCGCTGTAGAATTAAATGACCATTTAATTACAGTCATGAAATCAGAAAATCTAGACAAATTAGTATCTAAACAAAACTTTACAGTATAATGGCTACTAATAGTGTAATAAATTCAAACAACGTATCTAATTTAGTACCTCAGGATATTAATACTACTTTATCCAAAATACAAAAACCTACATCTTTTGGAGATCAATTAGCAGATGTTTCTAAAGATAAATTAAAAGTAGCAACTTCGGGAATTAAAGGAAAGTTAAAAAAAGATATAAACGGCATAGTTAAAAAAAGAATAAATTTAGAAGTTAAACATAAAGAAAAACTTTTAGATTTAGAGAATAGACTTAAACAAGAATCTTTAACTCAAGAAGAATATGACATTGCTGTAGCTATTGAAGAAAAGAACTATGCTATTGCTAGTGCTACTTTGGATAAAGAACAAAAAGATTTAGAAAAAAAATTACAAGATTCTTTAAAAGATCCTTTTAAAAAACAAAAAGATAAAGCTCGTAAACGTAAAGATAAATTTAAAAATAGGGAAAAGAAAAGTAAACAAGCAAAGCAAGCTGCAAATAAAGAAAGAAAACAAGCTTTATTTAAATCTGTTAAAAAAACCATAACTCCTGTTTTAATACTTTTACTTACTGAAAAAATAATTAAAGTAGCAGGTCAAATAGGTAGACTCCAAAAATTAGTAGATGATACTAATATAATAATTTTAGCAGCAGATACTCCTGAAAAAATAAATCAAGCTAAGGTAGCTCGAGATAGTGCAATAAATGAAATAAATAATGTTGAAAACACAATAAATGATATTTCTAAGCAATTAGAAAAAATTCAAAAAATTATAGCTGTTTTTGGATTAGCAGTATCAGTTTTATCACTTATACCTTTTCCGGCACCTCCTAAAGTACCAACAACTATAGAAAAATTATCTAAGATAGTATCTGGATTAAGTTATGCTTTAGGAGTATCTATCCCCGTACTGCAGAAAATTATTAATAATTTAGAAGATTTAAAAAGACAATTAAAAGAAATTAATGCACTGTTAGATGGTAAAACAGTTGATACATTCTCTGAAGATCAGTTAAATAATTTGTTAGTTACTATAAATGAACAAGATAAACAATTTCCTGATTATAAAGGATTTAAATTTGCTATAAAAGAAGAACAAAACCCTCAGTTTGTTGTTAAAGGTAATAAACGTCATTATGCGGTAGCAATTGATACCTTAGGTGTAGAAGCAATAAAAAGTGAATATTCATTTACTTTAGATCCACAAGTATTAGTAGATCAATTAAAACTCGTAATAGATCAAAGAAATTTACAAGGATAAATATTTATAATTATATGAAAATAGGAGTATTTAAACAATTAATTAAAGAAGCAGTAGTAGAGGCAATTAATGAAGAATTACCTACTATTATTAGTGAAGTCATGGCTCAACAAAACAAACAAGCTTTAGTTGAGAATAGAACAATATCATTCAATAGTAATGATGTGACAAGGACAACAGCTATACCTACGACAACAGCTACACCTACTTACCTAGACTCTAATGTTCGCCAGCAACTAGCTGCAAAAATGGGAGGTATGATGGGATATCCTACACCGTCTCAGGGTATGCCTTTACAAGTAATTAATAAAGTAGATGAAGCTACAGGAGAGCGTGTAAATCCTTACCTGGCATTTATAGCAGATGCTGCTGCTAATATGAGTCCTATGGATAAAGCAGGACTAAGAAATTTAGATTCATAATATGCCTATACCTAGTACTATACGAGTTAATCCTTTAGATTTACAAAAAAACATTGTTATAGGTGTTGCTTTACCTTTTAATGCACCTAGATTTAATGTTAATTATAGTACTAAAGATCAAATTAAATCTAACTTAATAAATTTATTATTGACGAATAGAGGTGAAAGAATAATGAATCCTGATTATGGAGCTGATTTAAGAAGTTCTTTATTTGAAGGTATTAATTCTTCTCAAAACAGTATTTTAAGAGAAAAAATAATAAATACTGTAAATGCCTTTATGCCTGAGATATCTTTAACAGAGGTTAATGTTGAAAGTGATATAGATAATCATACAATAAATATAACTGTTAATTATATGATAAATATATCTGAAAAAGCAGATCAAGTTACCATTCAATTTACATAAGCAACATGGCTGAAGAAAAAAATATATCATATTTAAATAAAACCTTTGATGATTTTAAGGCTAGCCTTATAAATTACTCCAAAACATATTTCCCAACAACCCATAATGATTTCTCAGACAACAACCCTGGAAGCTTATTCATAGAGATGGCATCATATGTTGGTGATGTAATGTCATTTTATTTAGATAGTCAGGTACAAGAAAACTTTTTATTGTATTCTAAACAAAAAGAAAATTTATATGCTTTATCTTATGTTCTAGGATATCGCCCTAAGGCATCTTATGCCTCTTCAGCTACTATAGATGTATATCAACTAATGCCTAACGCAACATCAGGAGGTAATACTTACCCTGATACTTATTATGCTTTATTAATTCCTGAAAATACAACTTTAACTTCAACATCTACAGGCAATAAATTTATCACTACTCAACAAATTGACTTTAGTGACACAGGAAGTGCAGACACTGAAATTCTTTACCAAGATGCTAGTTATTTTTTAGTAAAAAAATCAATACCAGCAATATCTGCTGAGATTAAAACTACTACTGCTGTATTTACAACTCCACAAAAATTTGCAACAGTTACTATAGCAGATGATAATATTTTACAAATATTAGATATAACTGATAGTAGTGGGAATAAATGGTATGAAGTACCTTATTTAGCTCAATCTACTATATATGATAAGATTTCAAATCCTACTTATTCTACAGATCAAGTACCTTATCTGTTGAGTATAAAAAGGGTTCCATATAGATTTGTTTCAAGATTTTTATCCAATGGCGATTTACAATTAGAATTTGGAGCTGGGGTTTCTAGTAAAACAGATCAAACTATATTACCTACCCCTGATAATATTCAATTAGGATTAGTTCCTGGTATTTCTTTACTATCAAGTAATTATAATCAGGCTTCTATATTTTATACCCAAGAATATGGCATTGCTCCCTCTAATACTACTTTAACAATCAGATATTTGATAGGAGGAGGAATAAATTCCAACATACCTGCTAATGACTTAACCACAATAGATAAAACAGG